GCCTTCTTCTTCTTGCCCCTCCTCCGCGCGCGCTGCGGGGCGCGGGTCACGGGGTCGGCTTCGGGTGCGCTGGAGCCCGATGCATCTTCCTCGACGGCCGTGTCAGAGTGCGTATCCCGCCCTGCGTGCAGGACGCATCCCACCGGTCGGCCAGTCGCGTCCTTGATGCTCCGCCTGATTCGATTCCTGATCTTCGTCGTTCTCATCGTTGTTCCTCGCTGCTTGTCTGTTCCGTCATTCCGGCATCAGCCGCGGCTGGGCCGTTCGACGCCTCCGAAGCCTCAGCGACCTCGAGGTTGTCCCCAGCCGCTGCGGGAGTCGCGGTCCCGAAGGCGATGATCAGCTGGCTCGGCCCATTGTTGAGAATGAGATTGCCCGCACTCAGTCTGCCCGGGGCGTGGCTCGCGGTCGAAGCGACTTCGATCCGGATCGACGAGCCTGCCACGGTCAGGTTCCAGCCGCCCCTCACCTTGTACTCGCCATCAGCGAGCGTGTTCAGGACGGGCTCGACCTCCGTCGGAGTAGCCGCGTCCACTGTCTGGACGGCTACCTCCTCCTTCGCCCCCGACTCAGCTCCGAGCGCAGCGGGCTCGGGGCTCACAACTTCCACGGCGTCAGTCTTCTGGACTCCGAGGGGCTTAGCGACCACCTCCCCGGAGTCGATACGAAGCCCGCGCTGCGCCTGCGCTCCTCTTCCACTCGAGATAACTCTCATCTGCGATCCTCCTCACGTGGTGACGACAAACGGATCGAGCGTACTGCGCACTAGACTCAAGTCTAGCTTACCCTTCCGGACATAGAGAGCCTCGGCCTCCTGCCGGATGGCGAGGGTTGAGGGCCTTGAGGACGCCAGCACCGCCCCGACCCTCTCTTTCAGGCTGATTTCAGCAGGCGTGGTGGCGGGGAGCTTCTCAATGCTGTCTCCAAGAAGAGTGCCGCCATATGTGTCGTCGAAGAGCTGGATCAGCGCTTCGGTGGAGTGAGCCTGGCTCGATCCGACCTCCATCTTGCCCACCCCGTTCATAACAAGATGACCGAGTGAGACGACGTCGAAGTCGAGAGATCGGGCTAGCTCGCACGCCGCCTCGACTCGGGCTCCAAGCTTCCCGCTTGACACCCATCTGAGGTACGCGTCGCCATCGGGGTGGCCGCGCAAGGAAGCAGCGCGTGCCGCGATACCGAGCGCGGCCACCGGCAAGGTCCGCGGCTCGTGAGTATCCTCCTTCTGCAGAGTAGCTAGAAGCATTCGCCCCACGTACCCCGCTCCGGTGAACACGTTCCTCATGAGGAACGAGGGATCGTCAGCGAGCTTGCCCTCGAATCCGATCGACTCGTTGGCCTCCTCGACGCCTCCAGAGAATCGTTCCGCTTCAGCCGCGGAGTCGAAGAACACGATAGTATCGTCTCCGAACACAAACGCCCGCCCTTGAGTGCGCGTGTAGTCGAGGACGTATCGCACCCGCGCGAGGTTTATGCAGCTGTTGAGAACTGATGTCAGCCGGATCCCACTCGGAACGCCTCCTTTCCTGGGGATGGCGCGGGCCGCCTCGGAGTAACTCAGAGGCGGGATCATCACGTCCATGTCGACTGACGCGTCTAACACAGACGTGGCCAGGCTAGCCTGGTCTCCGCTGATGGCGGACGCATCCAGGAGTAGCCGAGTCACTGGATTCGCAATCCAGTGGAC